AAAAAAAATTGGGTGATTGGTTTGGAAATTCAATACCAATGGAGTATTATATGAATGACACGAGGGAAAGTCCCTTGTGCTTCTTATTAAACAACTAATAATACATTAAAATCATGTTCATAAATGAACCTATGAAAATTAAAGGTGTTGACGTTTTGGTTGAGTATAACATGCGCGCATTGCTCATGTATAAAAAATTCAGTGGCCAATCATTCAATCCCAACAACTTGAAAGATTATTATTTCCCCAACAACTTGGAAGACCTTTGCAAACTGTTTTATTGTTGCGTTGTAACAAGTGAAAGGGCAAGTGAATTGTTGGATATTACCTATGAAGAATTTATTGATGAACTTGGCACATCATTTGATTATTATGTATTATTAACGGACTTTGCAAGCTTTCTAAATGATATAAAAAGATTGGATGGCAAGTTTCTTTCAGGTGGAGAATCACAAGAGGAGGAAGCCGATGAGGAGTAAATAAATTGCTTGGCACTTGAAAAAAACAAGACCAAGAGACTATTTATATATGAGAGGTATGAGGGAAAACCTTGTATCTCTCATTATTCATAACAAAATAAATGACAAGTAAAAATGACAATCACAATTAGACAAAAACAGGTGGAATTGCGCTATTCAATGCGTTCACTCTTTAGCTACGAGAATATCACGGGGGGAAGTTTCAACCCAAAAACATTACAAGATTTTGCCACGTTCTTCTATTGTGTGGTAACGTCAAGCAATCGTGATTTAGACCTAACATTTGATGAGTTCATTGATGAAGTATTAGACCCACAACCTGAACTCATGAGTGAATTTGCTGAGTGGTTGGGTAAGACAACGGCAAAAAATGGCTTCCTTTCAAATGCAGCACAATCCCAAGAGAAAGAAACCAAGGGCAAGGGCAACAAAAAAAAATAGTTCATGAGTTGTTCCGACTGCTATGTTTTGAATTCAAAGTTGTAAGCGTTCCCTATTTCTTTGATGAAATGCAAGAGTATGAGGTGCAAGATATAATTGAGAATTTGGAGTACTATGAACGTCCTGAATGGGAAAGAACACGATTCCAATCATACTGCAATATTCAAAAGAGCAGCAGCAAAAAACTCAAACCCACCGACCTTATTAAATTCCCATGGGAAAAAGAAGACGACAACACAGAGCAAATAAACGGCAATTCTGAGCCTTTGAGCAAAGAGGATATACAACGACTTAAAGAGCAAGCAAAAATAATATCACAGACATTAGAAGACCAATAAACCGATGGCAAAAAATGACTTTAGCATACAATTGAGCGCCGATGATTCCAAACTCATTTCAGCGTTGAATAACAGTAAACAGAAACTCCAACATTTAGAATCCGCTTTTCAAAAGGCAGGTTCTAAATCAAAGGTTTTTGGTAGCTCAATGGAAGGACTTGGCGGAAAATTAGAAGGACTTTCAGGCCAATTTGAGGGCTTATTATCATCGCTTGGTGGTTCAATGGAAGGTTTGACGGGTGCAATTGGCGGTGGTGTTTCTGAGATGTTAGGCAGCCTTGGCGTTCTTAGTGGGGGGTTTGCTGCATTGGGAGCGGCCGCCGTTGGTGCTGTTGCATATATCTTGAAAGGTTTTGATGATTTAAAGTCTGAGATGAACAATTTTCAGAGTGTAACTGATGTGAGCGATGAAGAGATGAAACAGTTTGAACAATCAGCTCGTGAATTATCCAATTCAACGGGCGTTGCGGAAAAATCTATCATTGCACTTCAAACTTCACTCGTTGGTATAAATCCGCAATTGGCACAGAATAGAGAAGCCTTGCTTAAATCCACAGAAGCGGCAATCCTCCTTGGAAAAGCGGGCAGAATCTCATCAGAAGAGGCCTCAACTGCATTATCTTCAATCCTTGCTCAATATAACCTTGCAGGGACTGAATCGCTCAATGTGGCAAACGCAATCGCAGCAGGGTCAAAGGCGGGCGCGATAGAAATTCAGGGGCTCGGTGAAGTGATGCAGAAGGCGGGTACAACAATGAATTCAGCAGGCCTTGATTATGCGCAATCTGTTGCCCTTGTAGAGGCGGTCGGTGATAAGTGGCTGAACAAAGAAAGTGAGTTGGGCACTCACCTACAATCCACATTCTCAAAACTTCAATCAGTTAGAAAAGAGTGGGAACAATTCAACCCCGCAATCGTGGGCACAACGCAAGCTCTTGAAAATATGAGTCGTGCGCAACTTAAATATTCTGACCTTGTAGAATTGGTCGGATTACAGAATGCCCCCTTATTACAACAGCTCATTGACGCAAGGGGCAAGTATGCAGAACTCCAAAAGGAAGTAACGGGTACAACGGCTGCACAGGACATGGCAGCCAAGCAAACGGATACCCTTTCTAATTCTTGGGAGCATGTAAAAACAACGTGGGATAACTTGATGACCTCAATCGCAAGTTCTCAATTTTTTCAAGAACTGTATTCTTATATAAAAGCTGTGTGTGAATCAATAAGTGAACTGATTTCTTGGGCGGGTGGTTTAATAGACCAATGGAATCAACTAATGAGTGGATTTGATAGTTCCTTTACAGTGTGGGAGCTACTCAAGGGCTATATTCAGTACACAATTTGGCTTTACAAGGCTTTTTCTGAGGTGATAATTGTAGCTTGTGCGACCGCAATAAAACCAATCATTGAGTTATGGCAAGTGTGCAAGAAATTTGCTGCTGATGTATGGAAACGCCTCAGTGATTTCCCCTTGGGCAAATCAGTTCAGAACGCAGTGAAAGAGGCTTGGAAATGGTTGCAAGACTTGTGGAAAAAGATTGTCGCTTGGTGGAACAATCTAAAGAAATACCTTGGCCTGAAAACGGATAATTCAACCGATGTAAAACTTAATGTGAAGGAAGATCGGACTGTAACACAAACGTTCAAAGGTGGTGGTTCAGGGCTTCCAAGCATTGGAGGAAAGAAGGGTGGTTCAAAGAAACATGGAAGTGGTTCAAAGAAAACGGGAATTGAAGAACCTGAAATTGGCAGCCTCAAATACTTTGAAGACAAGCTACGTCAAATTAACAAGGAACTTTCAGATACTAACGTTTCAAGTGGTCGTTTGCAAGAGCTTAAGATGGAAGCCGCTGTATTAGAAGAACAGATTTCCAAAATAAAACGTCGCAATAAGTTATTTGACGAGAAGCCAAAACACGACACACAAAAAGCAACTGTTGAGCAAGGAAGCATTCAGGAGATTAGTGACCTTATCAGTTCCAAGGAATCAGCAATTAAAAATTTGCGTGTTGGTTCTGATTCTTTCAACCTACTCAGAGATGAGATTGAGAAATTGAAGGCTGATAAAGAATTGCTTGAATTGAGCTTACACCCCGAGATTGATGAGAACTCAATGAACTCTTTACTTGGTTCACTTGCAAAGGTTCAGGAGCAAATCAACGGCCTTAAAACGTCTATCAGTGTAACAACAGACAAGACAGAATTAGATTTACTCTCAGAGCAATTAAAATTCTTGACCGATAAGGAACATAAAATACAACTTAGCATTGACGAGAAAAAGCAATCTGCGATTTCTCAGAACGTCGATGAGATTAAAACACAATATGAAGGATTGGGGCAAGCAGCAGGAGCAGTTTCAAATGTATTCTCATCACTTGGAGATGTTACAGATGATAGCTTTTTGAAGATGATGGGAAGTATTACATCAGCGGTGTCAAATATACTACCTCAAATTGGGAAATTGATACCTGCATTTCAGGCTCAAAGTATCGCAGCAGGTACAGCCTCCGCCTCCGCAACCCCATTCCCAATGAATTTAATTGCGATAGGGTCGATCATCGCAAGTATCGTCTCAGTGTTCAGTAGTTTGCCCAAGTTTGCCGATGGTGGTATAGTACAAGGAAAAAGTTTTGGAGATTACAACCTCGCAAGAGTGAACGGCGGGGAAATGATACTCAATTCTACACAACAAGGCCGCCTTTGGAACACAATACAGCAAGGAACAACAAGCAGCGCACCGATGGGTGGAGGTACAGTAAAATTCCACATAGAAGGAAAACAATTGGTTGGCGTTCTCAACAATTATAATTCAAGCAAATCACGTTTATAAATGTACAAGTATGGCTATTTCCGTGATATAAATGATACCCTTTACAAGGTTGTTATCATAACGGATTATCAAGAATATAAAGTGGGACAAGGGCAAGGGGAGGAAATAACTCTTCTTGCTAATCCCATATCTATTGAATATGAAGGTGCAGACGACGTTTTTGCGCCTTATCGTTGTTCAACAATGACCGTGCGATTCTTACAAGAGCGGTTTGATGAATCACTTAATAATAGCCTTGGGAATAACGTCTTTGTGACATTACAGAAGGAAGAAGGTGGCAAATATAAAACAATATGGGTTGGATTTACCACACCCAATGTCTATAACCAAGCGTTTATAAATGTCGTGGGCGATGAATTTGAGCTCGAGGTGCAAGATGCACTTTCTACATTGAAGTATTGCTATTTCTCAAAACAGAAAACCAAGAATCACTTGACCATAAAGGATTATATTCAACTTGCATTCCTCCAATTGAACGGCCTTTTCAAACGGTGCATATATCCCACCACACCCAATAACATTTTGGATATGTGCATTCCGCAAGAGAATTGGTTTGATGAGGACGATGAACCGATGAGTTACCTTGAAATCCTTGAAGAGATTTGCAAATACCTTGGTCTCACATTGACAAGTGAAGGAGAAGACATTCTATTATTAGACCCACATTGCGATGAATATTTTGCATTTTCACTTCAAAGCGGGGAAATACAGCCAATTACATTCATCAGAGAGGAAATCATTCTCAACAAAGAAGACATCTCGTCCAACGACACTAATATTAGCCTTTTGCCCTCATTTAATAAGATAAGTTTGACCGCAAAACATTTTCCGATCGAGAAGAAGATACAGAAGTATCAGGATATGGAATTGGAACATTGTTCAGCCTATGGAGTAAATGGGCAATATGGGGCGTCTATGTTTTGTGATTCAAACGGCACAGACTCTGAACATGTGCAACTATTCAAAGTTTTCAATCAACAAATCGGGGCTTATAATGTATTTATGAGGTACAATCACTTTAATCCCTATGAAGATTTTACATTCTTCTCCCACCAAAAGGACGAGAATAAAGACTACACCACCAAACTACCTATTGCAAATGAAGAGGCATTGAACAAGGATTTCCTATTCTCTCATAACGTTTCAGCCCCTTGTGAATATGAGACACAAGAGACAAAAAAAGAGGAGTGGGGCAATGCACCAAAATCTGTATCACTCAAAAAGGCGTTTGTATTTCATACAGCATTTGGCAACTCTCAAAATAAAGAATTAGTTCTCGACACATCAGAAACAAAAGATTGGACGGCAATAAACCAAACAATCGACCAAGTTTTATTTTCTCATCGGATTGCACACGTTACAACCAACGGGAATCCCAACGGGAATATCGTGAATATCAATTTCAATTTCTCTTGTTATTGGGGTTCATACATGCCTTGTAAGAAGCGACAAAAGAATGATTATAAAGAACTATTGTATCGACTGCGATTTGCGGGCAAGTGGTACAA